TTCCAGGAGCATCACATTGAGCTACCTGAGGATCGCGTTGACGCTTACACCGAATCGCAGAATCGCGTAGGCGATCTCGAAAGCCAGCTCAAAGAGCAGATCAACTCCAATGTTCAGCTTCGCAAGGAACTGACCGTCAAGACGGTCAGCGAAGCATTCGATGAAGTTGCAGACGGTCTTGCTGACACTGACCGCGAACGACTTCGCTCACTCGCAGAGGGTGTGGAGTTCGATGACGAGGAGCAGTTCAAGTCCAAGGTTTCGATTCTAAGAGAGTCCTACTTCCCTGGCGAACGACCAAGTTCCAACAACGTAGACGAAGTTGACGAGATCAACGAGCCGGCAGCTCCGCAATTGAATGCGGAAATGGCAGCTAACGTCGAAGTATTAGGAAGACTCGCTGGACACCCGACACCGACGAGTAAGTTTAGACAAGCACAGTTGAACGGCTAATCCAAGGGGAGTCGAAAGCCGAGGATTTATAAGTATCTGTAGTACCCTGCAACGGCAGGCGACTAGGACAACCACAAAGGAGAAATCCACAATGGATCTTAATGGACAAATCATGACAGAGGAGCTTCGCCTCAAGTGGCAGCCGATCGTTGAACACGCGGACCTACCGCGTATTGATGATCCCTACCGCCGACAGGTGACTACGGTTCTTCTCGAAAACCAGGAAAAGTACCTGGCAGAAGCCGCACCTACGAACAACGCAGGTAGTGGTGAAGTAAATAACTGGGATCCGATCCTGATTAGCCTCGTTCGTCGAGCAATGCCTAACCTCATTGCATTCGATATCGCGGGTGTGCAGCCAATGACAGGTCCTACTGGACTTATCTTTGCGATGCGTTCTCACTACAACGATCAGACGGGCACTGAAGCCCTCGGTCTTGACGAAGCTGATACCTTCCATTCGGGCGATCAGACTCCGGGACCACAGGTTCCGCTGACGTTTACCGATCCGTTTGAAGGCGCATTCAACGTCGGTCGTGGTCTAAGCCTCGCCGCTGGTGAAGCTCTAGGTGACGGTGCTGGTGACGACTTCGCTGAGATGGCTTTCAGTATCGAAAAGACAACTGTTACAGCTAAGACTCGCGCCCTCAAGGCAGAGTACACGACTGAATTGCAGCAAGACTTGCGAGCAGTTCACGGTCTTGACGCTGAGACAGAACTAGCTAATATTCTCTCCAGTGAAATTCTGGCAGAGATCAACCGCGAAGTCGTTCGTACCATCTACACTGTTGCGAAACTCGGCGCTCAGTCAAACACCAGCACTCCTGGTACGTTTGACCTGAACACTGACTCCAACGGTCGTTGGTCCGTCGAGAAGTTCAAGGGACTTCTCTTCCAAATGGAACGCGAAGCCAACCAGATCGCAAAGCAAACTCGTAGAGGCAAGGGCAATTGGGTCCTCTGCTCAAGCGATGTCGCTTCTGCTCTCTCGATGGCTGGTATTCTTGACCATGCTCCTGCGATGTCAACCAACTTGAATGTTGATGACACCGGTAACACGTTCGCAGGTGTTCTGAATGGTCGCACGCGAGTCTACATCGACCCGTACTTCCAAGCATCTGCAAATCAGCGAGAGTTCTTCTGTGCTGGTTACAAGGGTGCGAGTCCTTATGACGCTGGTATCTTCTACACCCCATACGTTCCTCTACAGATGGTGCGTGCGGTTGGTGAGAATAGCTTCCAGCCGAAGATTGGATTCAAGACACGATACGGTCTTGTCAGCAACCCGTTTGTTGAGGAGTCAACTGATCTCGAAGCCCGAGTCAATCAGTACTACCGCATCGTGGATGTACGCAACCTCCTGTAATCCTAGTGACGAGTGTCCTAGCTCCGAAACTACAAAACCCCCTGCTAGTCAGGGGGTTTTTTGTTGACTAAATATAGTCGAGGAGACCACGCATGGGTCAAGTACCAGGACAACCTACCAACACAAATCCTCTGCAAACGACGGGGTTCGCTTTCTCGATCAAGAGATTGCCGAACATCACGTTCTTTGGTCAGGGTGCAAATGTTCCGGGTGTCACGTTCGGTAGCATCGACTATCAAACCCCAATGTCTATAACCATTCCTGTTCCTGGCGACAGCATTGAGTATGAGGATTTGACTCTCAAATTCATAGTCGATGAGAACGTGGCAGACTGGCTTGAAGTCTACAATTGGATGCAGGCCTTGTCTCGTATCAAGGAATTGAATCTTGATCCAGTAGACGGCCAACCCGCTACGGTGTCCGATGCGACTCTGCTTATCCTAACCAGCGCCCGCAATGTCAACGTCAAGGTATTTTTCCGGGACTTGTTCCCCGTCAACTTGACCGGGTTGGACTTTGATGCGGCTGTGACGGATTTAGATCCCATCATCGCAACAGCGACTTTCAAGTTCTGCTATATTGATGTGGAAGTCATCGGTCAAAATCAGTTGGACTTGGAGTTGTCAGAATTCTGCCCAACCGCACTTCCACCACCATAATATACTTGACTTTGCGTGTGGATAGTGTATACTTTAGTATGAAGCTCGAAACTTATCAGCAGATGTGGGCTAAAGATGCGCCCATAGATGGGACTGATCTCGCTGGAGAATCCTCAAGAGTCCCACAATTGCACAGCAAGTGGCTCAATCATTACACGGACGAGAAGTTGCTGCTGCGACGGGTGAGTGCAGAATACAAACGGTTCTACAAATTGAAGTGGCAATACTACACCGGCAAGCTCTCGCAAGAGGAGTTGGAAGAGCATAGCTGGGAGCCGATGAACCACAAGATTCTCAGAGCCGATATACAAATCTATCTTGATGCTGACGATGAGTTGATTACAAAGAGTGATAAGCTCGCTTTTCAGAAAGCGAAAGTTGAGTTTTTAGAGAAGGTGCTGAACGCGATTACCGGACGGCAGTGGAACATTAAAGGTACTATTGATTGGAGAAAATTTGAACATGGCGACTGATAGTACACCAACGGGTTTGCTGCGTGAATTGCCGTTCACGTTGACAGACGAAACGAAACGGACTTACTTGCGACGGTGTTATACCTACGCGAAGAAGCACAGTCCTGATCCTTCGACTCAGAATGGCGCCTGCTTGGTGGCACCTAACCAGGGAATCGTTTGCTTCGGTGCGAACCATTTTCCCAAGGGGGTCGAGTACACACCTGAACGCATGGAACGACCGTTGAAATATACGTTCGTTGCTCACGCGGAAACCAATGCGATCTTCGCAGCGTGTCGTAAGGGAGTGCGAACCGAAGGCCTCATCATGGTTTGCCCGTGGTTTGCTTGTTGCGAGTGCGGCAAGGCGATCATCCAAGCTGGTATTACCAGAGTGATCGGGCACAAGAAAATCTTCGACAACACACCTGAACGATGGAAGACTTCGATCGACGCGGCCTTTCAGATGTTCAAGGAAGCTGGTGTCGAGACTGAGCTTATTGAAGGTGATTTGGGAGGCGATTCCGTTCGCTTGAATGGGGAAACCTTTCAGCCCTAGAGCATGGCTGATTTTATCATAGAACGTATCGACTCGGTGTATTGTCGGGTGTGGTGTGATCGTGGCTTGTCGCAGGAACTCTGCGACTATTTCACGTTCAAGGTTCCCGGGGCCCAGTTCATGCCCTCATATCGGAACAAGATGTGGGATGGTAAAATTAGGTTGTACAACATCCACGACTACAAACTCTTTGCGGGTTTGGTTGAATACGTTTTCCGCTTTGCTGAGGAGAGAGAATATACGGTAGAGTTCAGAGATGGAAAAGATGCGTGGGCGAAAGACCAAGACATCACCGATCAGGACGTGACCAACTTCTTCGAGAAGGTTTTGAAGCCACATTCTGATGGTAAGCGCCTGTCTCCGCATGACCACCAGATCGCCGGCGTGAAACATGCACTGATAAAGAAACGATGTCTGCTGATCTCACCGACCGCTTCGGGAAAGTCGTTGATTATCTACGCTCTCGTTCGGTTCTATCTCGACACGTTGCCCAAGAATCGAAAGGTTCTTATCATCGTGCCGACGACATCTCTCGTCTCGCAGATGTGTTCTGACTTTGCTGACTACTCATCGGAGGATCCAAAGTGGAAGGCAGACGATCATTGTCATATGGTCTTTGCGGGTCGAGACAAGATTTCTGAGAAGCGGGTCATCGTATCGACCTGGCAATCCATCTACAAGATGAAGGGTAACTACTTCAAGCATTTCGGTGCTGTGTTGGGAGATGAATGCCACCTGTTCAAGGCAGCGTCCCTCAAGGCCATCATGACCAAGTTGAAGAATTGCGACTATAGGGTAGGAACTACTGGTACGCTCGACGGTACACAGACGCACAAGCTGGTCATCGAAGGGCTGTTCGGTCCCGCAAAGAAGGTGGTCAGCACCAAAGAATTGATGGACAAGGACCTGTTGGCGAAGCTCAGTATTGATTGCATCCTTCTACAGTATCCAGAGCAGACCCGAAACCTCTGCAAGAAATTAACCTACCATGAGGAGATTGATTTCTTGGTGGGACACAACGGTCGAAACAAGTTCCTTCGTGATCTCACTATCAGCCTCAAGGGCAATACTCTGGTACTCTATCGGTTGGTTCAGAAGCACGGTCGAGCATTGCACAAAAGTATCGAGAAAGTAGCCAGAGATGGTCGTAAAGTGTTCTTCGTTTATGGCGGAACCGAAGTCACACAGAGAGAAGAAATCCGTCGAATCACTGAGAAGGAAGATGATGCGATTATCGTCGCCTCTTACGGAACATTTTCTACGGGAATCAATATCAAGCGATTACACAACATCGTCTTTGCTTCTCCATCGAAATCAAGAATCAGAATCCTCCAGAGTCTTGGACGATCCCTCAGAAAAGGAGACAGAAAAGACGTAGCAAAGCTGTTCGACGTAGCAGACGACCTACATTGGAAGAAGCGAAAAAATTACACCCTCAAGCACTTTATCGACCGGGTAATGTTGTACAACGCAGAGAAATTTGAGTACCGGACGGTAAAGATCAAAGTGCCAGCGCCCTAAATATGGGACACGACGAGGAAATCTATGGCTATACCCAACAATTACAGATTGTTCAAGTTCAAGAATGGCGAAGATGTCATCGCTGAGTGCTTTGAAACTCCCGAGGATCAGAATCACTACGTCCTTCGGCGACCGATGCAAATTCAGATTATGATGGGCTTGGACAAAGATCGCAACCCTGTCCCCAAAAAATTGATTATGACCGAGTGGTTAGCGTTCGCTGACGACGATACCGCTATCGTTCCTCGCAGCGAGATTCTGTGTTGGGGTAAACCCACGGCCGTGATCGTCGCGGTCTATGATACCGAGAAGAAACGCATCGACGCCATGCGAGCCAACATCGACACGGAAACTCCTCCCCCTAACGAGCTAGACAAGACCGACGAGCAGATTGCCGCAGACAAAGCAAAGAAACACAAGGCTAACAAGAAGGATCGAAGAATTTTCATCAACATGAGCCTCGGCGATTTGATGAAGTTCTTGGAGGGTGTGGGTCTAGACATCGACGACGAACCTTGGAAGTCGTTGGTCAACCCACCTGACGAAGATGAAGATGAAGATGACGAAGAAGAAAGTCCTCCGAATATAGACGGCAGTTTGGATATTATGCCCGACGAGGATGGTAAGGGATGGCACGATCCCTATGGAAACCGCTGGGAAGGCCCACCGCCCGACTAGAGTTATCAGAATTTGCTTGACTCCAAGCTGTTCTGGTTGTATACTTTAGGTACAATAGTAATATATTTGAGATTATCCCATGGCTAAAAAGAAACGAGTGACCAAACCGGTCACGAAGAAGAAAACACGTCGCAAGAAGAAGAAGAACGCTGCCCACTACGTGGACAACGAAGAATTCCTCGATGCTATGGTTGCCTGGAAAGTAACGGTTGCCGAAGCTGAGTCCGCAGGCGACCAGAAGCCAGGCGTGACCGAGTATATCGGTAAGTGCTTTCTTGATATCGCAACGCACCTGTCATACCGACCAAACTTCATTGGGTATTCGTACCGCGAGGAGATGATCTCTGATGGTATCGAAAACTGTCTGATGTACTGCTCCAATTTCGACCCGGAGAAGTCATCGAACCCGTTCTCTTACTTCACGCAGATCATTTACTATGCATTCTTGCGTCGAATCCAGAAAGAGAAGAAGCAACAGTACATCAAGTTTCGTTGTTTCGAAGCGGCCAACCACAGACAATCGTTTGTGAATTGGGCGAGAGATAATAACATGGTTG